AAAGACTTCTGGAAGGATATTTACTTCAAACCAGAGAACAAATTCAGCAGGATCTTCTCACTCTCATTGATAGTGATGATCAGGAATTAAATGATAAGATGTGCCAAATTGTAGTAGACAACTTTGCCAAATTCTTTCTAGAGGTAAAATGAAATCCACACAAGTTGTTTACATTTATCTTGCTATCATTGGATTGGTGGGGTTTAATGTATTTCTTGCTCAAAGGGATCAACAACTGTATGATTCCTTTGATAAACTTCAAAGGCAGGGAGTTTCAAACACTCTGACTCCGCATGAAAAGGTTTGCTCTTCTTTGAAAGTATGGCATCCAGATTGTAAAATAGAGTAATCTCCGTGTGCCAGTTACGGAAGTGGCACAAGACCCCCTTGACTTTTACTCAAATCCATGCTATCATACATGTATGAAAAATCAAAAAACCAGACAACAGTTCAATCACCTCAACCTTGATGTTATTCAGGATATTCCCACCGAAACTGTGGATGGTTCACGTCGTTATTGCGTCAATGGTAAACTATTACCATCTATTACCACTGTTACTTCCTATCAGAATCGCAAGTCCATTGCAGAATGGAGAGAACGTGTTGGTGAAGATGTAGCAAATAAGATCAGTCAGTTTGCATCAACTAATGGTACTAAGTTTCATAAACTTGTGGAAGATTATGTAAACAATGTTGATGTAGATTATGATACTGAGAAGTATGAAGTTGCTCTGAAATTGTTTAATCAATTTCAACCACTTCTTGATGATGTAGATAATATTCACTATCAGGAATCTGCTCTATATTCAGAAGAACTTGGCATTGCAGGTCGTGTAGATTGCATTGCAGAATACAATGGTAAATTATCAATCATTGACTTCAAGAGTTCTTCTAAACCAAAGTATGAGAATCAGATTCAAAACTATTTTGTTCAAGAAACTGGTTATGCACTCATGTATGAGGAAATGACTGGTCGTAAAGTAGAGCAAATTGTTACCTTGATTTCTTGTCATTCAGGTGAGACACAAGTTTTTGTTAGAAACCCTGCTGACTATGTTGACACTCTCAAGCAATACATTCAGGAGTACAATAACAAATGAATGAATGGAAATGTACTATCAGAACACCATCTAATTGGTTACAAACAGTACATGTAGAAGCATACAATCATAGTGATGCAGTTGCATTTGCTGAATCACAAACTGGTGGTAAATGTATCATGGCAGTCTTAGATAATTCATATGATTCTGATGATTCTGATAATGACAATTCAGGATCATTTAGTGGTGGAGGAATACTTTTATTATTGCTTATTGTCTTTCTTTTATATGCCTGGAAGTGGATATTTTTAATCATTGGAATTTCCGCATGTATTTGGGGAATCATTCAATTGGGTAAGAATTAGAGAGAAAATTTAGATAATACAATATGACACTTGTGCAAGTGTCCATAACATTTACCAAAGCATTATTAAATGTGCTATGCTTACAAAGTAATTTGAGAATTAAAATGCCTACTGTTTCATGGATAGAAGGAACAAATGAATCACCAGATAACATTGCATTCTTTCTAAGATTGCAGCAAGCATATTCTTCTCATACTGCAATCCCTACTACCAAAGAACTTAAAGAACGCAATCCTGAGCATATCATATGGCGTGCTCTTGAAAAGATAGAAAAAAAGAAAGGTTTGGCAAGATATTACTTAAGAGAAGAGAATGATCTTAGTGTGCCAGTTGAGGAAGTGGCACAAGACCCCCTTGACTTTTAACCAAATTCATGCTATCATACATGTATGAAAAATCAAAAAACACCTCAGTTTCCCACACTACAATCAAAGGATGGCACAATGGTTGTTAGTTTCTATCCTGTAGTTGATTCCACTCGTTTCACGCTTCAAGTTCTAACTTGGAAGGGTATTGATACTATCTCCACTAAGTTGCGCACCAATCATGATGCTCAACATGAGATTCAAGATAGACTCTTTCATGACTATCTTATCACTGGAGATAACGCCAATGTAGCTCAAACCTATCACATTGCTTCTTGCTGATTATGAATCAAATGATTGATCAACTCATTAAAGATCTTGAAAACTCAATATGTGTATCCAACATTGCGATTGATGATCCAAACAAGGGTTATCCTTATGCTTATGGATATTCCTCCTCAACGCTAAAACAGACAGTAGATCAACTTAAAAGTATTCAATCTTTCCTTAATGAAAAACACCTATGAATGCTGAAATTGAAACTCAAGCGATTGAAGTTATGGAAAACATTGAGGATATTGTTGAATATCTTTGCAATGAATATACTCTCAGTGGAGAGAAAGTTTGGACTATGATTGGAGCATTAAGTGATGCTAAGTTGAATCAATTTCCAGATTAAATGTTAGCATGTGCCAGTTGTAGAAGTGGTCGCTATATTTACCGAAATGCCCAAATCTGTGGTATCATACATGTATGAAAAATCAAACCACCTCTGAAGTCTTCCACTATGTCAACAACTGGAAGTAAGGCAAAGTTTACTGACCCAAAACTCAACATAGTTCAACTCAACTCCAACATCTTCGACCTGTGACTGTTACTAACAACGAAATGACTTCTCTTCTTTCTATTCTTATTCCTGGTGCCCTTGCAATCGTTATTCCTTTTTTGATTGCAAAGTTGCTCAAGATTAAACTCTTTACTGATACTAACTCTTACGATTCTGGATTCATTGATGGTTTTATTGTTGGAGAAAATGATGACTTATACTGAACAAATTAACATTTTGATTGCACAAACTCTTGAGAAGTTGCAAGAGTTAAATCCAGAACGTTATGGTGTTTGGTATAGCAAACTGTATCCTCCATTTGGTGATAATGAAAACTGGAATGTGAAGACTCTTCACACACTTGAACAACTGTTGATTGATTACGCTAACTGATGAAAAACTATCGTGTGCCAGTTGAGGAAGTGGCACAAGACCCCTTGCGAAATCCCCAAATTCATGCTATCATACATGTATGAAAAATCAAAAAACCAGTTCAGAAATCTTCCATTATCACACTGATTGGAAGGAAGGTAAAGTGAATCAAATGTGGATTGAATGTCTTAATCCACATTCAGAAGGTGACAACAAGTATGTTGCTGTTGCTTACAATCCAGAAAAGGATACAAGCATGGTAATGTCTAACCCCAGAAGTCATTATGATACACTTAATTGGGTTAGAAGCTTCTGTGGATCATTTTCAATATTATCCTACACTTAATTCATTCTTAGATCAAAACAAATGACAACAACCTATCAATCCAATGCTTTGGACATTTCCTACAATGGTTGGGAGAATTATGAAACCTGGAATGTTTCTCTCTGGATTAACAATGCAGAAGGTTTATATCATCTTGCTCAAGAGTGTGGTGATTATGAAACTCTTGTAAAGTGTCTTTATGATGAGTATGGAGTGAATGAAACTCCTGATGGCGTTAAGTTCAATTCTCCGAAAGTGAATGTAGTACAGTTAAACTCTGATGTGTTTGATGTCTAAATGACTTGCTTAAGCACAAACTATCACTCAAACCAAATTCAATTTATGTTCACCATTGCATCTGATCTCAAAACTCAAAAGTTTGTATGGATTCCATCAGTAGATGATACTCAGCAAACAAAACTTGATGATGAGATTGTAACATTCTCTGCTGTAGAAGTTGCTAATCAATTTGCCTCAGTTTATAGTCAGGAGTTGAAGTGATTATGTATCAAATTACGTATCAAGTTCCTTACAATGATTGTGAGTGGAGGTTTCAATCATTTGCTACACTAAGTGAAGCAATAAGGATGGTTGATTTTTATCTATCTTGTGGGTCACCTGCAAGGTTAGTTAGTAATTCCGTATAATGTTATTGAGATAATAAAAAGGTTAAAATAAATGTATATGAGTTTTCCACAGGTTTGTGTATATCTGTGGAAAAAGTATGTTATTTGTGTATTATTTGCTACTGTGAATAGTGTTTATAAATGGTTTATTATGTGTTTATAAATGGTGTATCTTATTGTGATCTTGGCCCACATTATATCACAAACCCTCTGAAATGTCAAGACCTCCCAGACACCCTCAGAGGTGGCACATGTACTTGACAGTATAGTTTTCCACAGGCACTAAGTGATAAACAGTGAAAACACAGTGAGCATCAGTGATCTCAGTGTCAATGAGTATATTTACCCTGTGGAAAACTAAGTGATAACCTGTGGAAAACTAAGTGATAACCTGTGGAAAACTAAGTGATAACCTGTGGAAAAATAGTTTTCCACAGGTTAATAATGATTGTGAATATGTGTGAATGACAGTGAATAACAGTTGACAAATGTGCAGTCCTGTGATATAGTGAATTAGCAGGTATTTTGTGTGATTGTGTTACCCTGTGGGGGGTAATGCGAAAAAACAAGACTCCCCTAACCTACAGAGGTGACAAAGTGCGAGAGAGATATCAAGTGATTCAAAAAATTTTTTGGGGTAAAAAAACACCAATAAGGTTGATTTATAATAATGTGTATGGAACTACACTAAGTCCCTGGAATGAATTTTATTATATTACAATTACTTTGTGGGAGGGATTAAATATACTTGGGTCCCATTATAAGAAAAAAATTTTCCCCAGATAAAAATGCCATATAAGTTGATAGCAAGAGATAAAGTGTTTTGTGAGGGCACATTATCAGAATGTCAAAAGACACTCACTGGTATTTCAAAAATGATTCATGCAGGATTTTCTACTAATTTTGAAATAGATGAGTTTATGATATCAAATGCTAATGCAAATGAAAACAAAACTACATGGAAACAATATGACTTTTAGTAAACCAATTCTTGCCACATCTCCAAATCAAACCAAAATGAACTGGTGGCAGTATTATATTGGACACTGTTGGATGACAGGCTGGCAGTCCATTGGACATAACTTTCGTATGTGGTCCGATTTGATGGGAAGTAACTATGAAGGTTATGCACTTCTCAAAGAAGATGACCCAGAGGCAGAGTGTTTAGATTGGTTCTGGGCATCACTTGTAGAAGATGATGTTTATTCTAAAGAGTTTCTTGAGCACTTGATGCAGATAGTGGATGACATTGAGACTGGTAAAGAAAAAGTTATACCTATGGATGATGTAATGGCAAATCTCAAAACTTGGTTGGAGGAAGAATGAATACACATGATGAAATAGAACAAAGTATATTTGTAGGATTTTGGAGCATAAATCATTGTAAGGAAGAACCAAATCAGTTTTGTTTGTGGAAACGAAAAAAACCCAATCTCATTCATAGAATAATGAATTGGTATTTACTTGGAAACAAGTGGATTGACAAGAAATAAATAGTACAGTATCATTTGAATTGATACATATGTCGTCTGCAACCTGAATAAATTTTATGGCAAAAGGATTTACCGTTAAAGCAAAAGAACCAGAGCAACAATCCCTTTTTAATATAGAAAGGTGTAAGGAAAGAATTAGAGGTAAGACAATTGTTTTTTGTTTGCCTGGACGTGGTGTATCATATGCATTCTTAAAAAGTTTCGTACAACTTTGTTTTGATCTTGTTCAATCTGGAGCAAGTATTCAAATTTCTCAAGATTATAGTTCAATGGTAAACTTCGCAAGATGCAAATGCCTTGGAGCAAATGTACTTGCAGGACCAGATCAATTACCATGGCAGGGTAAGTTACAATATGATTATCAACTCTGGATTGATAGTGACATTGTATTCAACACGGATGCCTTCTGGGCAGTCTTTGATATGGATAAGGATATTGCATGTGGATGGTATGCTACAGAAGATGGTAGAACCACCTCAGTGGCACATTGGTTAGATGAACAGGACTTCAAGAACAATGGTGGCGTCATGAATCATGAAATGGTAGATACCATTGGAAATAGAAAAAAACCATTTACTGTAGATTATACTGGATTTGGTTGGACGCTAATTAAGAAAGGAGTCTTTGAGCACCCAGAAATGAAGTATCCATGGTTTGCACCACAGATGCAAATCTTTGACTCTGGAGAGGTTCAGGACATGTGTGGAGAGGATGTTTCATTCTGTCTGGATGCTAAAAGAAAATGTGGATTTGAAATTTGGTGTCATCCACAAATTAGAGTTGGACACGAGAAGACTAGGGTTATCTAATGGAAACATATCGCATTCTTTGTAATGGAAGAGTCATTTATAATGAAATTTCCCAGGATGAGATGTTTGATATTATAGATGAATTATCAGAACAATTTTATGAAACTGGAGTTCCCAATCCAGGGGACCTCATGGTAGAATGTATTAGAACACAGGAGATTTAAATTATGGCAAATCGTCCATCATTAACCAATAAGGTTATTATTGAACATAAACCAAAGAAGACAAGACAGGGACGATCAAATCAAACGATCCTCTCTAGAACCTCTCGTAATGGTCCTAAGAAGAGATACAGAGGACAAGGATAAATAGGAATATCTATTCAAGACCTAAATGTATTGTCTAGACTCTAAAGATGAGTGGGCAATTATACATCCTGATGATCTTTGGGTATACAATAAACTAATAATTTCAATAAAACTTGGGCATCTCTGTGGACCTACAGGGGTGCCTGTTCCATATGAAGGAGATTATATAGTTAGACCCATGTTCAACCTCCTTGGAATGGGTAGAAATGCAAGAGTAGAATGGATTAAGGACTCTACTGAACATTTTCATCCATCTGAATTCTGGTCTCAAATCTTCTATGGACAACAGTTAAGTGTTGATTTTTACCAAAAAAGATCTCTACTAGTAGTAGAAGGTATTAAGGATCAAAGAGATCCACTCTACAAATGGAAAAAGTGGCAAAAAATATCAAAAAATATAAAATTTCCAGAAATTTTGGACAATCTAAAGGGGAATTATGATTGGATTAATTGTGAATTCATAGGAGACAAGTTAATAGAGGTTCATTTTAGACAAAATCCAGACTTTAGATATGGAAATACAGTTGCTATACCAGTCTGGGATCAAAAAATTACAGAACATGAACAAAATTATACATATATTTTAGATGAAGATTATCACAGAAAAGGATTTTATATTGATTAAGGGATAGGAACCCCTTAAAAAGTTCTAATTAACCTTAGAATTCTAAACTTATGTCAAACTTACCAGTAGATAGAGACAAAGAGTACATGTATGACATGTGGGGAACCACAAAACTCGTAACTGATTATGGAAAGTTACCAAAACCAAAGACAATTCAAGAAATTATGCATGATGACATTCCAAAAAATAGTCATTTTCTGAAAGAACAAGCAGAAATTCATGAAAAAATTAGAAATGATGATGATTATGATGATTGGGAGTATGGAACTGAACCAACTTATGGAAAACCACAATATTGTAATTGTAACCACAATAAATATAAGTAAATAATATCCCTATAAAGTGCCTTTAGAATCTGTATCAAGAGGATTTAAAGATATCAGTCTATCTTTTAAAAGAAATCCAGTTACTAATGATATTATTTCATTAAGAAACGAGGATGCAATTAAAAGATCAGTCATCAATCTGGTGAGAACTAGAGTTGGCGAAAGATTCTTTAATCCTCTTTTAGGTTCTAAGGTAGAAAATTATTTTTTTGAACTTGCAGGCATTGATGTAGAAGAACCACTTAAGGAAGAAATTAAAACAGTTATTAATAATTTTGAACCTAGAGTTAGATTGAGAAATGTGAGCGTTGCATTTTTACTAGATGATAATGCCATGGATGTAAGTATTGTATATGATATTGTTGGACTAAGTGCCCCACAACAAGCAATAACTTTTGTACTTCAACCAACCAGATACTAATAATGGCATTTACCCAATTTACTAATCTAGATTTTGATCAGATTAGAACATCAATCAAAGATTATCTAAGATCAAACTCAAACTTCAGTGATTTTGATTTTGAAGGATCAAATTTTTCTATTTTAATTGATATACTTGCATATAATACTTACTTGACTGCATTCAACACCAACATGGTGGTCAATGAGTCATTCATTGATAGTGCAACACTCAGAGAGAATGTAATATCTTTAGCAAAAAATATTGGATATGTTCCATTATCCAGAAGAGCAGCAACTGCAAAGATAAGTTTTACTGTATCCAATATAAATTCTACTTTTAAAACTGCAACTCTTAAAAAAGGTATTGTTTGTACTGGAAATTTAGACAATACTAGTTACATTTTTTCAATTCCAGAAGATATTACCATTGGAATTAGTCAAGGAGAGTGTACTTTTTCTGATGTAACAATTTATGAAGGAACATTACTAACTAAAACCTTTATAGTAGACACTTCTCAACCAAATCAAAAATATATTTTACCAAATCCATTCATAGATACCTCAACAATTAGAGTAAATGTAAAGGAAACATCTCAATCTACTACATCTAATGAGCATGTGGCAGTAGAGAACATCTTAAGTATAAATTCTAACTCAAATATTTTTCTAATTCAAGAAATTTCAGATGAAAAATATGAACTTTTCTTTGGTGATGGAGTATTTGGTAAGAAATTAAGTAATAACAATGAAATAGTAGCAACATATATTACTACAAATGGCAAACAAGGCAATGGAGCTTTAGATTTTGTGTTCTCTGGAACCGTTGTTTCAAATACAGGGTCAAATTTAGGCTCTAATGTTGGTATTGTATTGACTGATGAACCAGCAAACAATGGCGATGACATACAAACTGTAAATTCTATCAGATATTATGCTCCAAGAATGTATTCTACTCAATATAGAGCAGTAACTGCATCTGATTATGAGGCATTGTTACCTTCAATTTATTCTAATATTGAATCAGTAACTGCATATGGAGGCGAAGAATTAGTTCCACCTCAATATGGTAAGGTTTTTATAGCAGCAAAACCAAAAAATTCTGATTATTTGTCAGAACAAACTAAGGAAAGACTTTTATCAGATCTCAAGAAATATAGTATAGCAGGAATTCAACCAAGTTTTGTAGATATTAATGTTCTATATGTTGAATTAGATTCCACAATTTACTATAACTCTAATTTTATTGGAGCATCAAGTGACTTAAAAACTCAAATCTCTAACTCCCTTCAAAGTTATGCAGATTCTACTGATCTAAACAAGTTTGGTGGGAGATTTAAATATAGTAAATCAGTAAGAATAATTGACACCACAAATAATGCAATTACTTCAAATATAACTAAAGTTAGAATTAGAAGAAATGTTGGCGTTATCATTGGAGAACCAACTCAGTATTTAATCTGTTACGAAAATAGATTTTTCGCTTCTCTCTCAGGGTACAATATTAGAAGTACTGGATTTTATGTGAATGGAATATCTAGACAAGTTTATTTGTCTGATATACCAAATGCAAATTTAACTACTGGAAGATTATACTTAGTTTCATTTGATGGAGAAAAGGAATCTACAGAACAACAAGATGTTGGAACTGTAAATTATACCACTGGAGAAATTGATATAGATAATATAAATGTATCCTCCACATCACTTCCCAATAATACTATAGAGATAGAAGCAACTCCATATTCAAATGATGTTGTTGCTAAAAAATCCATTTACCTGAAATTAGATATTGGAAAAAGTAATTTGACATTAGTAAAGGATATTATTTCATCTGGCGAAAATGCTTCAGGAAGCAGATTTGATCCAGAATCAAGTTATTCAACTGGAACCAAAATAAGAAGTTAAGATGCTAGAAATTCAAAAGTTAGTAAAAATTAGCGATATTGTTCAAAATCAAATTCCAGAATTTGTTTTAGAGGACAATGAAAATCTAGTAGAATTTTTTAAACAATATTATTACTCTCAAGAATATCAAGGTGGAGTAGTAAATCTTACTGAAAATTTAACTACATATAAAAACTTTTCTGCATTTGATTCTACCAATTTAATTGCATCTACAACTTTATCTGAGGATATAGATTTTTTTGATGATACAATTTATGTGGAATCTACCAAAGGATGGCCAGAAATATATGGGTTATTAAAAATAAATGATGAGATTATTACTTACACTGGAATTACAACTAATTCATTTACTGGTTGTATTAGGGGATTTAGTGGAGTAGATTCTTTAAGGGATGAATCTAATCCAGAACTTTTAGTTTTTAAATCCACAGAAGCAAATGCACATTCATCGGATGATGTTGTTAATAATTTAAGTAATTTATTTTTAATTGAGTTTTTTAAAAAACAAAAATCATTATATTTTCCAGGATTTGAGGAAGTAGATTTTGATTCAAAAATTAATCCTCAAAACTTCTTAAGTAATGCTAAGACCTTTTATCAATCTAAAGGTACAGATGAATCATATAAAATTCTATTCAAGGTTTTGTATAATGAAAATGTGCAAATTATAAAACCAAGAGAATATTGTTTTACTCCATCTGATGATAAGTGGGTAGTAACAGAAACCTTTATATGTGATTTAGTTGAAGGAGATCCATTTAAAGTATCTGGACAAACACTATATCAAGATCCAGATCCTTATAATGACAAAATTGAATTTGCTAATGGATCAATTTATTCTGTAGATTCTTACTTGTTGAATAATAGGTCTTTATATAAAATAAGAATTTTTGCAGGGTATTCAAATAATTTAAATCCAAAGGGATCTATATTTGGATCTTTTATTCCAACATTTAAAACATTTGTTGTAGAGAATGTTGAATCTGGATCAAATACTATTTTTGTAGATTCTACTGTTGGATTTCCAACATCTGGTGTAATTTACATTGGAGAAAATATTTACACATACACAGATAAAACAATTAATCAATTTCTAAATGTTTCTACTCAAAATTCTACTCTAATTAATAATTCTATAGAAATAGGATCTAGAGTATATTCAACTAATTATGTTTATTCATATGAAGATGGTGATAATACTAAAAAAGTATCCTTTAGAATTAATAATGTTCTTTCTTCTTTTGAATCTGTAACTTCATTATATGCTCTTGAGGGAGATCCTATTAAAGTTGATAATGTTGGACATGTAGATAATAATATATTTGTAAAATCATTAAAATTTAATCATCCAATATCCATCTATTCTGGAGTTGGCGTTACTGCAATTACAACAGGAGTTAGATATTATTCAAAACAGGGATTTGCAATTAGTAATGGTCTTTCTTTATCAAAATATGAACATAATTTAAAAAATGGCGATATTGTAGACTTATATGTAAAATTTTTAGGAACATATCAATTATATCTTCCAAATTTACAAGTAACCACTTCTCTGTCAAAGGAATTTAGTACTCAACAAATAGAAGATACTTCTCTATTAGGCAAAGAAATTATCTTTAAGAGAAGATTAAAAAAAACAAAGGCAACACCATTTACAAAACTATTCAATAATATTAATAATAGATATACAGCTAATATTCAAGATGCATATGCAGATTCTAATTATAATTACATAGCATCAAATGGACTTCCTGATTATGAAGTAAATCCATATGTAAAGGATTTTACATTAAATGCTAATATTGACAATTCTTATAGTTTGGTAGGGTCTCATAATTTTTATACTGGAGAATCAGTAAAAGTAGTTGGATATGGGACTAGTGGAACTCTAACGAATGATTTTATAAAAGCAGTTGGATTTAATACTGGAAACACATATTATGTCAATAGAATTGGACCATCCAACTTAAGATTAGCAGAGACTAGAGAAAATCTTGGAGTTGGTGGAACACATATTAATTTATTAGAATTAACTAATGTAGGTAATGTTTCTGGATATTTTGTAGATATAGTTCTACAAAGTTCTCCAATTTATGGGAATAATTTTTCAACTACTAAAACATTTAAAAAGATTCCCAAATTCCCAACTTTTGAAAAAGATAAAATATCAACACAACCAGGACCAGTTGGTATTTTTGCTAATGGAATAGAAATTCAAAGTTATAAATCATTTGATAAAGTTTTTTATGGTAAAATAGAGAATGTAGATATATTGAATGGAGGAGAAGGATATAGTTTAATAAATCCTCCAAGATTTGAAATTTTTAATGCTTCAAATGATCAAGATTCTTTAACCATATTAATTCCAGAGATGGAAGGGTCTTTGGTTGGTTTTAAAATAGTAAATCCAGGATATAATTATGAGAGTGAACCAACAGTAACTGTATCTGGGGGAAATGTAAAGGATGTTCCAACCAGAGTAAAAATGAAATATATTGATAATGAAATTGAATTCAATTCAACCACTAGAGCCTCAGTTGTTAGGACAATAACTAATGATTTTAGATTTGAAAAAAATCATGGGTTTACTGAAGGCGAAGCAGTAGTTTATGAAACAAATAATACATTTCCAATTGGAATTGGCACTATAGTTTCTGATGGTACTTTATTAGATCAATCAGTTTATTATGTGTCTGAAGTTGGAGCAGGAACTTCTTTCAGATTAGCTTTAAGTAAAAATGATGCTTTAATTAAAAATAATTTAATTAATATCAGAACTACTGGTGGAGGAGTGCAAAAATTTAGATCTTTAGAAAAAATTCAAGTAATAGATAAAGTTAATATTGTTGGTATTGTAAGTGGGTTTAAGTATAAAAAATTATCATTTGGAGTAGAAGATATTAATGTATATGATAATATTTTTTATTTTAATGATCATGGGTATCAAAATGGAGAAGAAGTTATAATAACTCAAATTGGAACTCCTCTTGATGGGGCAACTCCAGGACAAATATATTATATTGATAAATTAGACAATAATAGTTTTAGACTTTCTACTAATATTCAAAGAACTAATATTCTAAACATAATTAGCTTAGATTTTGCAACAACATATTTTATACAGTATCCACCAATTGAAGTTCAGGTTAATGGTAGATTCAAAAAAACTTCATCCAGTATTGTTGGATATGGAGCAACTATTATTCCTATAGTTGATGGATATGTAAAATCACTAAAAGTTCAAAGAGGATTGGCATCTCCAGCAACAGTGACTCTTGGTGTAAAAAATATTGTAAATTATCAGAAAAAACCAAGAATTTCTGTTTTAGAGGGTGAAAATGCTGAATTTCAACCTCAGGTTGAAGATGGAAAAATAACTAAAGTTATAGTTAAAAATGCAGGAGAAAATTATTTTAATGATTTTGATTTAATTATATCTGGACAAGGATATGGAGCCAATATTACTGCAGTCACAAACAGTGGGCAAATTACAGATGTTAAAATAATTAATGGTGGAGTTGGATACGCATCTTCTGATACATCCATTCAAATCATAAACAAGGGAAAAGATCTTTTAGTTAGTGCAGAGATAACTTCTTGGACACTGAATGAAGTTGCTAAATTGGGTACATCAAATTTATCTAATGGTTATTTATTTGGATCTAAGTATTCAAAATTTGGAAACACTTTTGGTGTATTTTTCTTAGATTCTAATTTAATTAATACTTTTGGGATAATTTCAACAAAACATTCTCCAATTATAGGTTGGGCTTATGATGGATGTCCAATTTATGGACCATATGCATATGAAAACACAGATGGGTCTGGAAATGTTATTAGAATGCTAAGTGGATATGTTAGAAATAAAATCAGTCCACATCCTACTTTAGATGCTATTGAAGATTATACATTTACCAATTCTGGGACATTAGATGAAAATAATGGAAGATTTGCAATAACACCAGAATATCCAAGAGGAATATATGCATATTACTGCACTATAGATTCTAGTGGAAATCCTGTTTTTCCATACGTAATAGGAAATACTTATAATTACATTCCAGAGGGTTCAAATTTTATATTAACTCAAAATCAAGATTTAGATTTTAATGAATTAGGTATAGTTAAATATACTAAACCATACAGAGTTGATGATAAAGAACATTACTATGAATATTTTGAAAATGTAATTTCTGAAAATAGAATTGATGCCATAGTAACATCAGTTTCAACTGGGAAAATTAATTCCATTGATGTAGTAGATGGTGGAACTGATTATGAAATTGGAGATAGAATTGAATTTTATGATTCTGATCTTGGTGGACTGGGAGCTGTAGCAGAAGTATCTAAAATTTCTGGAGTTGGAATTGTAACTATATCTGCAGGAATAACAACATTTAATGATGTTAAATTTGTCTCAATTGAGTCTGGTATTCTTGGAATAGCCACTACAGCACATAATTTCAAATCACAAACCTTTATAAACATTTCTGGAATTTCCACAACTGATTATTCTGAGTTGGAGGGATTTAGAAGGATAAATGTAGAGTATCCTTCTACTATCTTAACTGAATCTCTCTCTAATGTTGCAACTACTGGAATTGTTACTAGTATCAAAATAAAATCTCCTGTTCTAGGATATAGAGTTGATGATCAATTAACAATAGGAACAGAAACTCTTACTGTTGTTGGAGTAGATAAGTTAAATAATAGATTAAATGTATTGAGACAATCTGGATCTCCTGGATATGCAATTAGCTCAACTGTTTCTGATTTTGTAACTAAATTTACATTCTCATATCCAAAATTATCATTACCTTTAACTGAACTTGATGACTCTTATTATTTCAATCCTTCACAATCAGTTTCTGTTGGAATAAGCAGTTCTGCTGGAGTTGGAAATACTCTAACAGTATCTCCATTAGGATATGGAGTTTCAATTACTAAGTATATTGAGCATGGTGGAATATTTTTACCTTTCAATCCATTTAGAGATGGAGAAAAGGTAATCTATACTACTAATGCTTCTACAATAGTATCAAATGCTGGTCCTTTAGTTGATTTACCAAGTCTATACATTGTTAAAATATCTCCAGATATTGTTGGACTAGTACAGGATATTAAAGATGTTAAAAATAAAGATGCTTTATTGAAATACAATGCAGTTGGAACTGGAAATTTACATAAATTTAAAACACAAAGAAATATAGTAACTGGAAGTGCGACTCAAATTAATGTAAATGTATCTGCAGCATCTAGTCATGGATTGGATGTAGATAATAATATTGAATTTAATGTAACTTCAGGTGTAACAACAACCTATGTGGTTGGATATGGTGCATCATCAAAAAGAGTTTTAATAGATGGTCAAATTAATCCAAGAATTAGATCCTATGCAAATGAATCTGTAGTATTTTCTCTTACTGACCCAAGCATATCAGGAAAGGATTTTAATCTGTATAGTGATGATATTTTCAGAAATCCATATTTTGGCAATGAAGAAGGAATAGAAGTAATTAAAACAGAAACTGAATTAACTCTACAAATTACAGAATTTACACCAAAATTATTATATTACAACTTAACAAACATTACTACTGATGATGAAATTTATCAAGACCTGACTATTAAAAATAATAATCAATTAAAAATTGAAGATAGTGTTTATAATTTACAAAGTAAAGTCATTGGAGTTACTAGTACTACTTTTGTTTATAATTTGCCCACATTTCCAGAAAGACCATCATACACTAGTGTATTATCTGATTTAAGTTATAATGTTTTAGATGTTGGAATAAAAGGTCCAATATCTTCAGTAAGATTATTATATGGTGGATCTAATTATCAAAAACTACCAGAAATAAAAAATATTATTACTGATTCTGGGAAGGGAGTTAATTTATATCCTAAAACAACTAGCATAGGAAAAATTAAGTCTATAGATATTGTCAACAAAGAAAGTGTTTATTCTAGTGATAAAACTCTTTCTCCAATATCAACCTTATTTACTGCAATAAGAACCAAAAATAATTATAAAGTTTCAAAACTAGAAATATTGGAACCTGGAAGAAAGTATCTTTATCCACCAACATTAATACTCTTCAATAAAGTAACTGGATCTATAGATAGTCTATTTTCTGCTGCAGTAACTTTAAAATCACAATCTATAGATAGTGTAACTATTGTAGATTCATCTTCAAATTTAAAATCAACAGATAATACTATTATATCAATTAACAATAGTAATGGAATTAAAATTCTTAGTGCTTCTGTTAGTGGAGCTGGTCCATATGATGTAGATTTAACCTTACAAACTCCATTATCTGGTTTTTCAACTTCAAATCCATTGCCAATTGAAATTGGAGATGAAATTTTTATTGAAAGTATTATTTCTTCTGGAGGATCTGGATTTAATAGTTCTGACTATAATTATGAAACATTTACTGTAACCTTTACTAATCCAAATTTTAGTGCTCCAGATGCAGCTATAGTAAGGTATCAAACAACTGAATTTCCTGGAGTTTTTAATTCATCAACATATAATGCAATTGTTTGTAAATATGATGATTTAGTTAAAGTATCAGCAACTTTAGAGAAGTCTTCATTTACAAATAACGAAGAAGTTTCTGGAAATAAAATTATAGATAACGATAAAAATGAACCAATTTTAGAAGTACTTAAGTTTGATTCTGCTTCTAATGTATCAAAGGGAGACTTAATATCAGGAAAAATATCATTAAGTAAAGCAGAGGTCCAATCAATAGAAATTTTTGATGCTGATTTGAAAGTAAATTCTAGTGTAACTGAAAAAATTGGTTGGAGAGATTTTAGAGGAAATCTATCTAGTATTTTACAAAAATTACAAGATAATGATTATTATCAAAATTTTGCATATAGTTTAAAAAGCAACAAATCTATTGATGAATGGGGTGCAATAGTTTCAGATGTTGCTCATGTTTCTGGATATAAACAGTTTGGAGATTTATTAGTAGAATCTGAACTTCCTGTTGGAATTGCAAAAACATTAACTGTTACTTCTGATGCAACTTCATTGGTAAATGTTGCTTTAGTGTCAGAAACTGATGTTACATCAGTCTCTAATTTTGATATGGTCATTGAAGAAGATATAGATGATACTGATGGATTATATTCAGAATATTTAAAATTTGGAACCAAAAAACTTTCAGATTATCTCTTATCTAGAAATAATAGAGTTCTTTCTATAGATGATATTTCTAATTTATTTGATACTGACAATTCTCCATTTGTTACAATTCCAATTGATACAGTAAATACAAATAATGAAATTGTATTGAAATATTTCTTCTTTGTTGGAACAACAATATCATTTTTTGGTGATTTTGAAAAACCACAAGTTTTTGATTTGATGGTTACTAGAACTGACAATATTATTAATCTAACATCATATGCATATTATTATGATTTTTATACTGCATCTGGATCTATTAATTTTCCATCAGGAGAAATTTCAGCAACAGTTGATTCAACTGACACAGACAACATAATTATCAATTTTGTTCCTAGAAATATTTTTAATAGTTATGCAATAAGAGCAATTAAAGATAGTGCACCAGTATCAGTTGGAATTGCAACCACATCATATGGATATGTATGTAATATTGAAAAAACAGTTCAATATCCATCAACAATGTCTCCTACTGCAGAAATTATTTACAGTTATCCATTGTCTGACTTAACTTCTGGAATTGGATTTATAGGAGTTTCTTCTTCTCCCAAAAAGGTGAGAAATTCATTTGAGTTTTCATTTATAAAAGATGTTGGAAATAATATTGACTACAATGTCTTTGCTGAACAAAAGACTTTAGAACTAGGATCTTTTGATATTGGCGTTAGTGGATCTGATGTTCAATTTAAATTTACTCCAGTTTCTGGAATTGGAATCACTGTACATACTAATTTTCAAATATTAAATACCAATAATGTTTCTCCAAATCAAGTTATAAATGAACTTACAGTATTAACTAGTGAAAAATACATTTATAATGGATCTTCTCAAGTTTCTATATCAACAGTTTCAAGTGATTTTTGTTCAACAAAATATATCATAGAAGCAGAAAAAACAGTTGGATTAGCAACATCAAGATCCATATTCCAAATAAATTCAGTGCATTTTGAAGATTATAATAACAATACAGTTTATGGATTTGCTGGTGACATGGACAGTGAAGAATTTGCAATTGAAACCATATATAATCCCTCTCCTGGAGAATATTTACTTGCATTCACTCCAAGTGAATCTGCAAATTATAATTTTAAGATAGTTAGAAAATCTATATTATCTCCAAACACCTAATAAATATTTTAAAAATGCCTGTTTCTGACGTTGGTGCAATTTATACTCCTGCAATTTATGGAAGGACTTCTTTTCCTATAAGACATGAACGAGAACCAGTTTTTTATAAAACTTTTAATGGATCAAATCCAAACATAGTTGGAATAACCTCTGATAAAATTACAGTTAAAGATCATTTTTTTAGTACTGGAGAAAAATTAATTTACAGTCCAGGGGCTGGATCTTCTATTGGAATAACTACAACTAGTCCAGGAAATATTGGTTTTAGTACATATTTACCAAATATAGTTTACCCAATTGTTTTAGATAAAGACACTATACGAGTTGCTTTAGCATCTTCTTTAGCTTTATCTGGAAATTATGTTGGTATAACAACTACTGGAATTGGTTCTGCTCATACTCTATTGGCAGAGAAACAAAATTCAAAGTGTTTAATTGCAATTAATAATATAATTCAATCACCTCTTGCGGTTGGTTCTACAGTAGGCATAGTAACTTTCACAAACACATCAGCCACTTTAGATACTTTACAAAATGTTAGATTAGGATCTTTTTTGAAAATTTATCAAAATAACGAAAGCGAAATTGTAAAAATATCAGCAATAAATTATACTACAAAAAATGTATCCATTTCAAGAGGAGTTGCATTGATGGGAACTCCACAAATTAATTTTACTGGAATAATAACTCAAACACCAGCAACACTTTTAAGTGGCACTTATAATATATCTAAAGATGTAATATACTTTTCTGATGCTCCATTAGAATCAAAAAAAATAAATCTAACTATTCCCACATCTGATATTGATTTTAGTCAAAATAGTTTTACTTATTTTACTGGTAATGAGTTTAATATTATTACTGGAAGTCAGGCAGTTTTCTATTCAGAAAATCCTCCAGTAGAATTAGTAAATGGTACTGTTTACTATTTAATTAGAAGTTCTAATAACACATTTAAATTTGCCACTACCCTATTCAATTCATTTAATAATGTTTCAATAGATTTTTCAACAAATAGTGGAAATGAGTTTGTAGTTGCATCATTTCAATTATTTTTAATAATACCAGCAGAAAATAGTTCTTTTCAAGGAAGAGTATTTTTAAGATCTAATTATGATGGCAATTATGTATTTGATGATATTTCTGAACAATTTACTGGAATAACTAGTTCTTTTGAATTAAAAACTTCAGGCATAAGTACTGTAGGAATAAGTTCAGATAATGGAATTGTTTTGATTAATAATGTATTTCAATATCCAGAATCAGAAGAAGCTTTTGAATATAGACAAGTTGGAGTTGGATCAACTGGTCAAACTTTTATTGATTTTAAAGGATCTGGTGATTTTAAATCCTATGATGTCAATGTAAAAGGACTCCCAAGAGGTGGAATAATAGTTTCCTATGGAACTAGTAGTGGATCTTTGTATCAACCTCTAATACCAGCAACTGGATTTGCAATTGTTTCTGCTGCAGGAACAATATCAAATATTTACATAGGAAATCAAGGATCTGGGTATAGGACTGGAATAACCACATATTATATTGACATTGAAGATGCAGATCTTCCAGGGTCTGGTGCTAAAGGTATAGCATATCCAAATTCTGTTGGAATTATAACTGGAGTTGGTATATTGACTGGTGGATCTGGATATCAGTATAACATAACACCAACCACTTTAAGTTCAACAATAAATGAACTAGATCCAAATGGAACACCAGTAGGAGTTGGAACAACATCTGATTTTGAATATTTTAGAGGACAATTAGTAAGTGTTGACAATCCTGGATTTGTTCTTATAGATTCTGAAGTAATAAAATATACTGGATTAGATAATGCAACTAGTTCACTCACTGGAACTATAAGAGGACAACTTGACACCATAGGCACTTTACACACTTCTAGTACTCCAGTGAGCAAGTATGAATATAAGTACATAGTTAAATTTGATGCTCCTGCCACATATGACAATGTGCCATTAACTGGTTCTGTTGCAGGAGTGGGAGCCTCTGTTAGTTTTGATATTGACCAATTTGGAGAAATTTCAAATCTATCATTCACAAATAGAGGATATAATTATAAAATTGCAGAAGTATTAACTCCCACTGGAACCTTAGGATTATCAACTCAAACAAATAATGATAAATTAAAAATTACAGTTGAAGAAGTTGGAAAAGATGATTTTTCTGCATGGAATGTTGGACAATTAAGAAAACTCAATGACTTAACAGATAAAGTAAATGGACGAAGAAGAATATTTACATTATTTGAAACAGTAAATACTGAATTAGGATTAGTTACTAGAAGAACTAGTTTAGAATCAGATCTTGCTTCTGGGATTGATTTATCATACAATTTATTGATTTTTGTCAATGATGTTCTTCAAATCCCAAATGTGTCATACATATTTTTAGGAGGTTCTCAATTAGAATTTACAGAAGCACCTCCTCTTGGAAGTACAGTTAAAGTTTATTTTTACACTGGATATGAAGGGGATGCTGAATTTTTCCAACCTCAAACTGATGTTAAAGAAGGTGATTCATTACTAATTCAAAGAGATATATTTGAGACAATACCAGTTGAACAGAAAAAAAGAACAGCTTTAAGAGTTGTTAGTTCAGATACTTTAAGAACTGAGGTTTATACAAACAGAGGATTGTCTGCATCTTCATCACAAAGAAGGACTCTAGTATGGACTCCACAAAAAGCAGATAGTATCATTTATGGAGAAATAGTATCTAAAAGTAGAGAAAAATTATCTTCAGGAATAAGTAGCATTTCTATAATTTCCTTTAATTATGATGTTAATCCTGGAATTCAAACAGTTGGTATTACTACCACAAATGGAACATTTAGTGGGTTCTGTACAAACATAATTGGAATCAATACAAATGCTGGTATAGGATCATTAATTCAAGTTGGTGATTTTATTGAAGCATCTTACATATCAATTGGAGTTACTATTGTATCAATTGGATCTAGTATTATTAATATAGGATCTCCATCACTAGGAATTTCAACATCTTCTGGAAATCTTTTCTTAGGAATAACCTCATATTCATCATCTCCTATTGGGATAAATACTATCCCACTCACTTTCTACAGAAAGAACTAATAAATAACAATAAAGTAACAAAAACAAATGCCAGCGATAGTTACTGATAAAATAAGATTATTGAATTGTAGTAATTTCATTAGTGATATTTCTACTGGTTCTTATTATATTTTTCTTGGGTTTCCAAATGCAACTGATTTTGACTCAGATTGGGACAACTCTCAACCAAGTCCTATAGACAATGATCTATATTTAAATTCATATAGAGACACTATTTTGGGAGTAAAGAAGGTTAACTCTTCTGATGTCATAAGGGTAATTCCAAAACTCCAATGGATAACAGGAAGAAAATATGATATGTATAGACATGATTATAGCGTTTATAATCTTTCTGCAGTTGCATCTGCAACTAGATTATATGATTCTCAATATTACATAATCAATAGAGATTATAGAGTTTATATTTGTCTTAATAATGGATCATCTCCTGCTAATCAAAATCAAGGAGTTGTATCAACTCAAGAACCATTACATACAGATATTTCCCCAAGAAAGGAAAGTGATGGTTATGTTTGGAAATATTTGTATACTTTAAGTCCAGCAGATGTTTTAAAATTTGATTCTACTAATTATATTGCAATTCCAAATGATTGGACAACTACATCCAATGCAGAAATAACTAGAATTAGGTCTAATGCATTTAATGGACAAATACAAACTATCTTGATAGAAAAACAAGCTCAATATAATTATGTTGGAACATTATCTGGTGTTCCAATAAAAGGAGATGGTTTTGGTGGAGAAGCTAGTGTTATTTTTGATGAGGAATCCAAACCAGTATCTGTTGAAGTGACTGTTGGTGGATTAGAGTATACATATGCAACTTTAGATTTAGATTCTGTACTACCACCATTATCAGGAGAAAAAGCAATATTTAATGTAATCATCCCTCCTCCTGGTGGACACGGATCTAATCCATATACTGAATTAGGAGCTACTAGAGTTTTAATCTACAGTAGAATTGAAAATGATCCAACTAATCCAGATTTTATAATTGGAAATCAATTTTCAAGAATTGGATTAGTTAAAAACATAAAAACATTTGGATCAAATAGTAATTTTACAGGAAGTAGTGGTTCTGGAATTTATGCAGCAAAAATGAATACTTCTGTAATTTTAGATCCAGTAGATTCTAAAATTACTCAAACATCTTCAAATGGAGTTGGTACTTTAGTGAGTTTTGATTCAACCACACAAATATTAAAATATATACAACCAAGAACTAATTATCTAGATACTTATGCAGTTGGAAATATAATTACTATTGATTATCAATATGCAAATAGTTCAAGTGGAATTCAAACAGCAACAGTTTATGATCAAAATGAATTTGATACTTCAACTAATTTTGTAATAGGAGCAAACTCATATCCAATAGATACATCATTCAATGGATCCACAGTTACTGTTGGATCAGTAGAGTATTATTTGGGGCAGAGTTTTAATTCTGGGTTATCTAGTCCAGACATAAATAACAAGAGTGGAGAAGTGCTTTATGTAGACAATAGAGGGTCAGTTACCAGAGCATCTCAACAAAGAGAAGATATAAAAATTATTTTAGAATTCTAAGAAAATGCCCCAAAGCACAAATTTAAACAAAACTCCATATTATGATGACTATAACTCAGAAAAGAATTTTTATAAAGTTCTTTTTAAACCTGGAGTAACGGTACAAACTAGGGAACTTACTACCCTACAGTCTATTCTGCAAAATCAAATTGAAAGATTTGGAAGTAAATTTTTCAATAATGGTGGAGTAGTTATACCAGGAAACTGCGCTTATATTCCAGTATATAATGCAATTGAAGTAGAAACAATTTATAAAGGGATTAATGTAGAAAATTTTCTTAGTGATCTAATTGGGAAAGTTTTAACTGGTGTTGATAGTGGAATAACAGCTAAAGTTGTAAATTATCTAACAGTATCTGATTCTGAAAAAAGTAGAACTACAATATATGTAAAATATCTTTCATCTGCTAATGATTTTGAAACAGAGGAATTTTCTGCAGGTGAAGAATTAACTTCAAACTTTGACGTATCCTTAGGGCAAGGATTTATTTTTGAAGGGGAACCAATTCTTCAAATTGCAGACCCAGTTGGAAGAACTCCATTTTCAGTAGGATCTGCTGCTAAAATTGAAGCTGGTGTTTATTTTGTAAGAGGATATTTTGTAGAGGTTCAAACACAAGAACTTATTTTAGATCAGTATGGAAATATTCCATCATATAGAGTTGGTCTTGCAATATCAGAAGATATAATTAATTCAGATGATGATTCTTCTTTAAATGATAATGCTCAAGGATTCTCAAATTATGCAGCTCCTGGAGCAGATAGATTTACAATTACTTTAACACTATCTAAAAAAGTATTAGATGATATTAATGATGATAATTTTATTGAATTGTTTAGAGTAGAAAATGGAATAATTAGAAAGATCAAACAAGAAACAACTGGTTCTTTTATTACTGATGTTCTAGCAAGAAGAACTTTTGATGAATCTGGAAATTATAGTTTAAAATCATATAATGTTAAAGCAGTAGAATCTTTAAACAATAGATTGGGAAATGGTGGAGTATATTTAAATACTCAAAACACATATCAGGGAGGAATCCCATCTGAAGATCTTGGATTGATTCAAATTTCTCCAGGAAAATCTTATGTTAAAGGATATGAAGTTGTAAATTATGATACTGTCTTAGATTATCCAAAACCAAGAACAACAAAAAGAGTTGAATCATCTTCTATTGTATTTTATGGTGGAGACTTACTAAGAGTAAATAATGTAAAATCTTCTCCTAAACTAGGAATATCAACCAATTCTACTGTATCTTTAAGTGCTGAAAGATTAGTAAATCAAACTGCACCTGCAACTACCATTGGATATGCTAGAGTTTATGACTTTGAACATCACAATACTTCATATGAAAGTCCTGCCAGTCAGTTTAATTTAAAATTATTTGACATTCAAACTTTCACAAATCTATTTACAACTATTCCAGTTACTGGCATTCCAATTGGTTCTTATATTCAAGGTTCTAGTAGTGGATCTTCTGGATATGTAAAACTTATTACTGCAGGAGATACTAATTTTTCCCTTTATCAAGTATCTGGAAAATTTATAAGGAATGAAACTCTTGTAATTAATGGAATTTCTAGCACTAGTGCTTATATTGGAACAGTAACAGATTATTCACTTAATGATGTGAAATCAGTTTCTGATGGATTGGGATTTGTTGCAGATGCATTATTATCAAATTCATCCACATTGATTGGCCCATTCAATGCCATTGTTTATTCTCCAACTGGTATTGTCACATTCTCAAAAGTGACTGGTAATGCCTTTGAGGCATCTATAAAAGTAAATGATATCATTTCATATCAAGCTCCAGGATTTACTTCTTCGGTGTTTGCTAGAGTAAGTTCCTTTAATAGTTCAAGGACTAATGTAACATTAGTGGGAGTTTCCACTGTTCAAAATGTTTGTACTGGAGATGTTGGAATAGGAACTTATTCATTACAATCAGTACAAATCCTTAGACCTACAATTACTAAAATTGAAAACTCTTCTTTATATAATAAATTAACACATACTAATATTTCTAATGTAGAGTTATTAAACTCCAGCGTAACAATTAAAAAACAATATACTGGGATTACAAAAACTGTAACTTCATTAACATTACCAAGTTTATCTGGAACTGATTATGTGTATGCAGCATTTGATGAAGAAAGATACCTAATATTGAATGCAAATGGATCTATAGAAAATTTATCAAATGCTACACTGACTTTAACTTCTGGGGGGAAAGAAGGTGAATTTACTTCATTATCTTCAACATCTGGTCCTTGCGTAGTAATTACTACTCAAATTAAATCTAATGTAAATTTTAAGAAAAAACAATATAGTAGATCAAATTATATTATAGTAGATAAAACAAAATATTCTACTCCTAAAAATGCTGGATTGACATATGATAGTTTATATGGAACAAGAGTTGATGATGATCAAATTAGTTTAAATAATCCAGATATAGTAGAAGTCCATGCAGTATATGAATCTTCTGGGACTGGAGATCCTCAAGTTCCATGGATTGCTATTACTGATTTGACCAGTCCAACTTCAAATACATCTGATTTAATTTTGGGCGAAAATGTTGTTGGTCAAGATACTGGGGCAGTTGCTAGTTATGTACAATTAAAAAACTCATCTCAAATTTATTTGGTATATAAAACTGCTCAAACTTTTCAAGTATCAGAAAAAATTACATTTTTGGAAAGTGGATATACTGCAATCATTGGAACAGTAAATGCTGGAGATAGAAATATTGTCAACAATTTTACAGTAGATAATGGACAAAGAAAGAATTATTATGATTATGGAAGATTAGTTAGAAATGCAACAGCACAAGAACCAACAGGAAGATTAAAAATTTACTTTGATAATTTTACATTTGATGCTAATGATTCTGGAGATTTAATAACAGTTAATAGTTACTTATCTTCACTATATGGAACTAAAATTCCATCATATGATGGAATAAGAAATACTGATATTATTGACTTAAGACCTAGAGTTGGGTCATATACTTCTGCAAGTGGAATTAGTCCTTTTGATTTTTCATCAAGATCTTTTGAAGTTTCTGGTGGCAATGCATCTCAAATTCTTGCCTCTGATGAAAATGTTATATTTGACTATGAGTTTTATCTTGGAAGATCTGATAGATTAACTTTAGATAGAGAAGGTAATTTCACATTAGTGTTTGGAGAACCAAGTGAAATTCCTATTACTCCAGAAATTTCATCTGAAGTTTTAGATGTTGCTACTATCATAGCATCACCATATGTTTATAATATTACAGATTCAGCACAAGTAAAAATTATTATTACAGACAATAAAAGATATACTATGTCTGATTTGAGAGATCTTGAAGATAGAATAGGATTCTTAGAATATTATACTTCATTAAGTTTACTTGAACTATCAACTGAAAATTTAAATATTGAAGACAGTAATGGTCTTAATAGATTTAAATCTGGATTTTTTGTTGATAATTTTGTAGACACTTCTTCAGTAGACTTACAGAGTATTGCTAATTCTACTATTGAAAATGAAATTTTATCTCCTGTAGTTTTCAATGCTAGAGTTGATTTAAGTCTTTTTAGTTCAGATTCTACTCTATCCAAATCTCAAATTAATTTAGATGATACAACTTCAACTAATGTAACTAGAACTGGAGATACAATTACTTTAGATTATACTGAGGTTGAGTATTTCAAACAACCATTTGCAAGTAGGATAGTAAGCGTTAATCCATTTGATATAGTTACTTGGGTTGGGAATTTAGCATTAAGTCCAAAAATTGATACTTGGACAGTTAGAAGACCAGCAGTGGAGGCAGGTAGAGTTGTTGGACAAGGTAATTTTGTAACATGGGGTGAATATACTGGTGGATATGAATCATACATTAGACCAAGAAATATTCAATTCACTGCAACTAGATTAAAACCAAACACAAGGTTTAAATATCTTTTTGATTCTAAAGTTGTTAGTGGTGCAGATGCTGTTCCTCCAGGATCTTTTGTATTTCCAAAATTACTTGAAATTACTGATGTTGTTGGTTCTTTTCAACCAGGAGAAACAGTTAGAGCATATGCTGCAAATGGAGAGTTAACTGCTCAATTTAGAATTTGCAATCCAAATCATAAAGATGGTTCTATTACAAATCCATCATTTACTTATAATATTAATCCATACTCCCCAACAGTTGGAATTTCATCTCTCTATGGACCACAGTCCACCATATTGAATATTGACATAGAATCATTGGAAGCACAAAACTTAGGAGAATTTTGGGGAAATGTTGCAACTGGATATAGGGTATATGGATTAACTAGCAAGGCAAGTGCTAAAGTTTTAGACAACAGATTAATTACTGATGAAAATGGAACTGTTTCTGGATCTTTGTGGACAGGAACTGATCAATTTAAAACAGGAACTACAACTGCTCAAATAACAACACAAAAATCTCCATTAGGAGTTCCTGGAGAATTTACCAGTGAGGCAAGCAACATCTTTACTTCTCAAGGAACAATAATTCAACCATATTATATTGTTTATTATGATCCCTTAGCACAAACTTTTATTGTTGATGATGAGACTGGAATTGTTCCAACTTCTGTTGATATATTTTTTGCAGACAAAGATGCTGCAATTCCAGTAGAACTTCAAATTAGAGAAGTAATTAATGGATATCCAGGAGGACCAGATAAAGTAATTCCAGGTCTTCAGAAAGTCTTATTGCCATCACAAGTTAGTACTAGTACAAATGCATCTTCACCAACTACATTTAGATTTGATAAGATGGTAAGATTGGAGGGTGGTAGAGAATATGCATTAGTTTTAGTATCAGATTCTCCAAATTATTTTGTGTGGCATTCCAGAATGGGTGAAGTTGAAATATCAACTGCACAAAACAGAGAAATTGGCAAGGTTATTATTAATAAACAACCTTCAATGGGAGTTATGTTTAAGGCTCAAAATGGAAGCACTTGGACGGCAAGTCAGGAAGATGATATTAAGTTTACCATCAGGAGAGCAAATTTTAGTACATCTGGAGGAACAGTCAGATTATTTAATTCTTCTCAGAATGTCATTAGACCAGAAAATAAATTAAAAGAAAATCCAATTTATTCTATTTCAACTAGTGCATCTGCATATAATAATGGCAGATATATTAAAATTGATCATGAGAATCATGGAATGCATTCACCTGCAGAAAAAGTACAAATTCTTGGAGTTAATCCAGATTCAATTCCAACAAAACTTACTGTTTCTTATGGAGCAACAGAAACTTCATCCATTAGTATTGCAAGCACATCTGGATTTGGAACATATGATGGTTCTTCTGTGGGTGTTTCTAACCCAGGATATGCTTTAATAAATGGAGAAATAATTAAGTATCAAACTGTGTTATCTGGACAACTTGCAGATATTACTAGAGGACAAGATGGAACTGTATCAATATTCCAACCCATAGATTCTTTAGTTTATAAGTATGAATTCAATGGAGTTCCATTGGGTAAAATTAACACAACACATACAATTCAAACAACTCCAAAACCAACTTTAGATTCTTATTATGTGCAAGTTGGATCTGGAAGTACCTTTACCATCGATAAGTTTGGAGGAGGGTTAAATGTATATGCAGGAAGAAATATTAATTTTAGTTCAGTTAGTTTAAATGAAAACTTCATTATATCCCCAGATAAAACTTCAGTTTCTGCAAGAGTTAGAACTATTTCAGAAAGAAGTATAGATGGAACAGAAACTGCTTTTAGTGATCAAGGTTATGAGTCAATTGATTCATCTGGTAAAACAAATTTTAAAACTATCAGAACAGTTCTCTCAAAAACAAATGAAGTTGAATTCTTAAATTCTACTGCATTTGAGGGACAAAGGTCATTAACACTAGAATTAACTCTAGGATCTTTAAACTCTAAAGTTTCTCCAATTATTGATATTGATCAAATTTATCTTGATGTAGAGGGATATAGAATTAATCAACCAGTAGGATTAAGTTCATATGCAACTGATTCAGGAGCAAATTCAAATATAAATGATCCACACTCTTTCTCATACACAAGTAGAAAAATTAATTTAGCACAAAGTGCAACTTCTATTAAATCATATATTTCATGCTATAGAGAGTCTGCATCTGACATTAGAATGCTTTATAAAATCTATAGAGCAGATGTTACTGATGAAGATCAAGTTTGGGAACTTTTTCCAGGATATCAAAATGTTGATGTAAATGGGAATGTTATTGATTCTGATGACAATGATGGAAGATCAGATACAAATGTAACAAGTAGTTTTGAGAATGAATTTAAAGAATATTCATTTACTGTAGATAATTTACCAACATTTACTGGTTTTGCAATCAAAATAGTTGCTACAACAACAAATCAGGCAATTCCACCATTAATTAGACAATTAAGATCTATAGCATTAGCATAATGAAAAAAATAAAATATGCATTAGTAGAAGGGCATCCAAATTTAATTAGGGATCTTTCTACTAATGCAATTATCAATACAGATTCAAAAGCATCAGAACAATATCTAAAAACAAGAGACAGGAAAAAAGAAGAACAAAAAAAAATTTATAATATAGAATCCGATATAGAGGAACTAAAATCTTCAATTGATGAAATTAAAATTTTACTAAAGAGCATTTTAAAAGGATCTGTTGAATCTAAATAATAAAAAGCGTAGAAATAATGGCAAAACCAGCATCAAAACAAAATTTAATAGATTATTGTCTAAGAGAACTTGGTGCTCCAGTTTTAGAAATCAACGTTGCAGAAGAGCAACTTGATGATAGAGTTGATGAAGCTTTGCAATATTTTCAAGAGAGACATTTTGATGGAGTTCAAAAAATGTTTCTTAAATATAAACTTACTCAAAATGACTTAGATAGAGGAAGAGCAAGAGGAAATAATCTTAGTGTAGGAATAGTAACTACTACATCAACAACAGGAATTGGAACTTTTAAATGGGAAGAAAATAGTAACTATATCCCAGTCCCAGACTCAGTAATTGGAATAGAAAGAATATTTAAAGTAGATAATAGATCTATATCATCCAATTTATTTAATGTAAATTATCAACTATTTTTGAATGACATTTATTGGTTCAGTTCAACGGAAATGTTGAATTACTATGTAACCAAAAGATATCTAGAGGATATTGATTGGATAGTAAGACCAGAAAGACAAATAAGATTTAACAAAAGGCAAAATAGATTATATCTTGACACTAGTTGGGATAGTTTAAATGTAGATGATTATTTGATTATAGAATGTCATAGAATTTTAGATCCAGCAGAATCTACTAATGTTTGGAATGACTCATTTCTAAAAAAATATACAGTAGCATTAATCAAAAAACAATGGGGACAAAATTTAATTAAATTCCAAGGAGTTAAACTTCCAGGTGGAATTGAGTTAAATGGAAGACAAATTTATGATGATGCAGTGAGAGAGTTGCAGCAAATAAAAGATTCAATGATGCTTGAATATGAACTACCTCCATTGGATCTAATAGGATAATATGTTAAATCCATTTTTTATTCAAGGAACTAATACAGAACAAGGTCTTATTCAAGATCTTATCAATGAACAATTGAAAATGTATGGCATAGAAGTTTATTATATGCCTAGAAGTATTATTTCTGAGGGAAAAATAATAAAAGATGTAATTTATTCTAAATTTAATAATGCATTTCCAATTGAAGCTTATCTAGTAAATTTTGAGGGATTTGACAATAATAGTATCTTAATGTCTAAATTTGGAGTTAGAATAACTGATGAAATGACTCTTATCATATCTAAAGAAAGATTTGATTTGTACATTGGCGAAATGATGAAAACAATTAGTGGAGTAAAAAATACAACTCAACCAAATGAGGGAGATTTGATTTACATTCCACTCTCAGATAGTTTGATGGAAATTAAATATGTAGAAAATAGAAAACCATTTTTTCAACTTCAAAAAAATTATGTTTATGAATTGAGATGTGAATTATTTGAATATGAAGATGAGCAAATTTCTACTGGTATAGTTGAGGTAGATCTTCCTTTAGCAAATCTTGGATATGAAGCAATTCTTTCATTGTCTGGACTTGGAATCACAGCAACTGCTTACACTGGCATAGTAACAGGTGGAATTCAAAACATTGATGTAATTAGTGGTGGATATAGATATTCATCTAATCCAACTTTAATAATTAGTTCTCCACTGTCTGGAATTAAAGGAACTGCAGTTGGAGTTATGACAAATTCTAGAGGATTAACTTCCACAAAAAGTTTACATAAAGTTTACATAGAAAATCCAGGTAGGGGTTATGTATATACATCTCCACCATTAGTTTCTATATTTGGTGGAGGTGGATATAATGCCTCAGTTAAAGTTGGAATTGCCACATCTGGAAGCATTGGAATTGTAACTCTCACATATGCAGGAACTGGATATAGTAGTGCACCAGCAGTAACATTTTCATCTCCAGTTGCTGGAGGAACCACTGCAATTGCAGAATCCTTCTTAAATGTCAATGGGGGAATTTCCACAATCAGAATAGTAAATGCTGGTTATGGTTACACAAGTGCTCCAACAATTTATATTTCTGCAGGATCTACTGTTGCATCTGGAAATTATATTTTTGGTGAAAGTGTAACTGGATCACTTTCTGGTGCAATTGGAATAGTTAAAAGTTGGGACGAAATAACAAAACAACTTAAAGTATCTGGAATGGGCACTGATTTTGTTATTGGAGATTCTATAGTAGGAGCAGCAAGTAGTGCAATTTATATTGTACGTGGGTACAATACTTATGAATTAGAAGAACCATCTTATGATTATAATGATGATATAGAAGAAGAAGCAGATGAAATTATAGATTTTACAGAAATCAATCCCTTTGGGGAAGTTTAACTAAATAAAATAAACTGCGTCTTATAATGTCAAGGCAAATAATATCCACAGGAGCAGTGCCAAATGATGGGACAGGAGATAACCTGTCCCAAGGTGCAGCTAAAATTAATCAAAATTTTACTGAAATTTATACAACTTTTGGAGATGGCATATCTCTCACTGGATTTCAAGGTGCTACTGGTGCACAAGGATCAACAGGACCTCAGGGGTTTCAAGGACCACAAGGAATAGGAGCACAAGGACCACAAGGATTAACAGGACCTCAAGGATTTCAAGGTAATAGTGGTGCTCAGGGAGATAGTGGTGCTCAAGGTGCTCAAGGGTTAACAGGTTCTCAAGGCAATCAAGGCAATCAAGGAGTTCAAGGAAATCAAGGATTTATAGGACCTCAAGGTTCTCAAGGAGATCAAGGTAATCAAGGCATTAGAGGACCTCAAGGAGTTTCTGGTTCTCAGGGAATTCAAGGTGCTCAGGGGGTTAGAGGACCACAAGGACCTCAGGGTGCTCAAGGTGCTCAAGGAGTTGGAGGACCTCAAGGTATACAAGGACCTCAAGGAGTTCAAGGATTTCAAGGATTTCAAGGAATTCAGGGATCTCAAGGTTCTCAGGGATTCCAAGGATTCCAAGGACCTCAAGGAGCAGGTCCACAAGGTCCATCTGGATTACCTGGTGGACCACAAGGTGCACAAGGACCACAAGGTGCACAAGGACCACAAGGTGCACAAGGAAGACAGGGTTCAGTTGGGTTTCAGGGATTATCTGGAATAAGAGGACCTCAAGGAATTCAAGGACCTCAAGGTGTTATTGGTGCTCAAGGAATTCAAGGACCTCAAGGAATTCAAGGACCTCAAGGTGTTATTGGTGCTCAAGGATTTCAAGGACAATTTGGAGGAGCACTTGAGTCTAGGTCAACAACTTCTACATCAACTGGAACAGTTGGAATTGGAAGTACAGTTAATATTTCATTTCCTGGACATAAGACTTATGTTTTAACTAAAGTGCAAACTTCAGCAGCATCTAGAACAGTTTTATACACTGACTCAACATCAAGAGACAATGACTCCTCTAGATTACAAGGAGTTACTCCAAATCCTGGATCTGGGGTAATTATAGATGTAGTTACAACTGGGCAAGAAATTCAATTAGTAAGTCCATGTGTAATAGGATTCAATAACGACACTCCAACATCAACAGATATATACGCTAAAATAGTCAACCAATCTGGAGTTTCTACAGATATTAGTGTTGATTTAACTATTCTCAAATTGGAACTTTAAAATGCTTGGTAGTTATTTTTATAATAAAGGAATTAGTAAAACAGTAATTGCTTTTGGAACTTTATTTAATAATATTCAAATAAGACATTTTGATGATGCTGATCAACCATTATCTGTTTTAAAAGTTCCTCTTGCATATGGACCATCTCAAAAGTTTTTAGCAAAGTTAGAGCAAAATCCATCAGGAGATAGAAAGATTGCTTTAACTTTACCAAGAATGTCCTTTGAGATGAACTCAATAGATTATGATGCATCTAGAAAGGCATCAGCAGTTCAAACATTTAAAACATCAAAAGTTTCAGATGGAACTGAATCTAGAAGAGTTTATATGCCAGTCCCATACAATATTGGATTTGAACTTAATATAATGGCAAAAATTCAAGATGATGTTCTTCAAATCATTGAGCAAATCTTACCATACTTTCAACCATCATTTAATGTTACTGTAAATATGATTCCAGAGATTGAAGAAAAAAGAGATATACCAATTGTTCTCAATAGAATTGGATTTAGAGATGATTATGAAGGAGATTATAGTACAAGAAGACTTATAACATATACTTTGAACTTTACTGCAAAAACATATCTGTTTGGATCAATTCCCCAAGATGATCAAGGACTTATTAAGAAGGTTCAAGTTGATTATGCAACTAATGCAATTAAGAGTGCTAAGAGAGAGGTACGATATACAGTAACTCCAAAGGCACTGGAGGATTATAATGATGATGGAATTATAGATAGTACTGATGATTCATTAATTGAATTTGGAGATGATTTTGGATTTAATGATACTATAGAAGACTTTGTAGACTTTAAATCCTATAGTACTTCTCAAGGAACAGATGTGGATGTTTAATTATGTCAGAAAAATATCAAAAAATAGAACAAGCACTGAACATTAAAACCGAAATTGTTCAGATAGATTCTGATTTAATGAAAAAAATAGAAGTTCCAGATGATCCACAAAAAGATTATGAATATACAAGAGGAAATCTTTATAGTTTAATTGAAAAGGGGCAAGAAGCAATTAATGGAATTTTAGAACTTGCTCAAGAATCTGGACACCCAAGAGCATATGAAGTAGCAGGACAACTTATTAAATCAGTAGGTGATGTTAGTGATAAACTACTAGATCTTCAAAAGAAAATGAAAGATCTAGATTCTCCACAGAAAGGTCCTACTACAGTTAATAATTCTTTATTTGTTGGGTCTACTGCAGAATTATCCAAACTTATAAAACAAGGACTTCTAAATAATGTAGACCAATGACACAGATGAAAGATCCAAAAGGTCCTGTAAAGGCATATAAATCTCCAGAGGAGCTTGCTAAAAAACATAATGTTCCTTTATCTGCAATTATGAATCAAGTGAAGATTGGAACTAAAATTGAAGGTGAGCATACCACAAGTAAAAGTGGAGCAAGAATTACTGCATTGCAACATGTTGATGAACTCCCAGATTACTATACGAAACTTAAAAAAGTTGAAAAAATTAAAGAAGGAAGTTTGCATCAGTGGTTTAAAGGATCTAAATCAAAGGGGGGAAAACCAGGGTGGGTTCAATCAGATGGATCTCCTTGTGCAAATGAACCAGGAGAAACTAAAACTCCAAAATGTTTTTCAAGTTCAAAATTATCAAGTATGTCTAAAGGTCAAATTTCTTCAGCAGTAAGAAGAAAGAGAGAACAGGATCCTGGACAACAACAGAAGACAGGTGCAGCAAAACCAACTTATGTTTCAACAGATTCAAAGAAAAAAATGAACAAAGAAGATTTTGTACTAGAATCAGATATTAAGGGTAAAGGCAGTGGTAAAAAAGATGCTTGCTACCATAAAGTAAAAGCAAGATTCAAAGTTTGGCCAAGTGCATATGGTTCTGGAGCACTAGTAAAATGCAGAAAAGCAGGTGCTAAAAATTGGGGAACAAAATCAGAAGAAAATACTCCAGAAGAACAATATAAAAAAGATACAAAATATTGCCTTCTTTGTAAAAAGAACGAAACCAGAGAAGAATGTTCTTGGGGACCAACTATGTGGGACAAATATACTATTAATAAATTTGATATTTCCAATGAATCAAAGATTTACGAAGATCACAAAGAGATTGCTTCTGGTAAGAAAAAGGACGAAGAAGGATATATGGCAAGGGTTGAGTTTGATCAAATTGAAAGAGCAGTTAATATCTTAAGAAAGCATATTAAAAAAGGGGATCAACAAATTCCTGCTTGGGTTCAATCAAAGATTACCAGAGCAGCAGACTTTATTGATACTGCAGCAGAATATATGCAAAGTGATGAAGATGTAAATGAGGCATGTTGGTCAGGATACAAGCAAGTTGGAATGAAAAAGAAGGGCAAAAAAAAGGTCCCAAATTGTGTTCCTGCAAATGAAGATACCTACAAAATTTTTTCTGAATTTATGCAGATAGCAGAAGAATGGAAACCCCTTCCAAAAGAAAAGATGATATCCAAAATGCAAGAAAAGGATAGAGTCAGAACTTTATCACAAAGAAATCCATCAGATACTAGAATCAGTAAAAAGGAACCAATTAGTAAAGTAAAAGAAAAAAGTAGAGTTGATAGGGAAGCAAAATTAGAAAGACAATCAAATATGATGAAATTGGCACTCAAAAATCCTGAAGGGTATAGAAGCAAAGGAGATCAATCTTTACCTAGAAAAAAATCTATTTCAGAATCATCCCCTGCATGGCAAAAGAAAGAAGGTAAAAATCCTGAAGGTGGATTGAATAGAAAGGGAATTGAATCCTATAGAAGAGAAAATCCAGGCTCAAAACTTTCTATGGCAGTAACTACAAAACCATCAAAACTTGATCCTGATAGCAAACCAGCAAAAAGAAGAAAGTCATTTTGCGCAAGAATGGGAGGAGTAGAAGGTCCTATGAAAGATGAAAAAGGACGCCCAACAAGAAAAGCATTAGCATTACGTAAATGGAATTGTTAATTTATGGGAGCTGACATTTATCTAGGTAATCCTCTTTTAAAAAAAGCGAATACCAACATTGAATTCACTCAAGAACAAATTATTGAATTTGTAAAGTGTAAACAAGATCCAGTATATTTTGCAAAAAAACATGTACAAATTGTTACTCTAGATCATGGTTTAGAAGCATTTAAACCATATCATTTTCAAGAAAAATTAATTAAAAATTTTCATAGTCATAGATTTAATATATGTAAAATGCCAAGGCAAACTGGCAAGAGTACAACTGTAATTTCTTATCTTTTGCATTATGCAATTTTTAATGATAATGTAAATATTGCAATTCTAGCTAATAAAGCATCTACAGCAAGAGATCTTTTATCTAGATTGCAAATTGCTTATGAAAATTTACCAAAATGGTTGCAGCAAGGAATTTTAGCATGGAACAAAGGTTCCATGGAATTAGAAAATGGATCAAAAATATTAGCTGCTTCTACATCTGCATCTGCTGTTCGTGGTGGATCATATAACATTATATTTCTTGATGAGTTTGCATTCATTCCAAATCATATTGCAGATCAATTCTTTGCTTCAGTTTATCCTACTATTTCATCTGGACAAAACACAAAGGTAATCATAGTTTCTACTCCTCATGGCATGAACCACTTCTATAGAATGTGGCATGATGCAGAAAGAGGAAAAAATCAATACATACCAACCGATGTTCACTGGTCTGAGGTTCCAGGAAGAGATGATGTTTGGAAAAAACAAACCATTGACAATACAAGTGAACAACAATTCAAAGTTGAATTTGAGTGTTTAAGTGGAGATACTGAAATAGTAATTAAAGATGAATTTAAAAATATAAAAAAAATAACTATAGGTCAATTGTATCATAGAATGTAAGTTTGTAGGATTATAAATAAAAATAAAAATAAAAATAAAAATGTACTATATCTACTTTCTTAGAGATGAAAAAGACAATGTTAAATATGTTGGCCAAACCAAAGATCCAACTACTAGAAAACGAGATCATAAAAAAATAAAACCACAACATATTTTTGAAATTATAGAAGAAACTGATATTGCAGAGAATGCAAAAAATTTAGAAATTGAATATATAAAAAAATATAATACATATAAAACTGGATGGAACAAATCTCCAGGAGGAGAGGGTTTTGATGAATATGATAGAAAGGGAATTGGTGGTGTAAACAAAGGAAACATTCCTTGGAATAAGGGAGTAAAAAATTGTTTCTCCCAAGAAACAATAGAAAAAATGAAAAATACTAGAAAGGGTAGAGTTTTTGTTAGAAAAATTTCTGACGATCAAATAAAAGAACTTAGATTATTATATGAAAAAAAACCAAGTTTATTGAATGTTGGATTAATAATGAAAAATGGTAGAGAAATGTCTTATATTCAGGCATTTTGTAAAGAATATGCTAGTAAATATAATTTAACTCCACAAGGAGTAAAAAGAATAATATTAAAGGAGTGTTGGAAAAATGTTTAAACTCAATAAAAATACATTAATAAAAACTCCTACTGGATTCAAAACTTTTTCTGGAATTCAAAAAGTATATAAGCCTTTTTATCATTGGATAATTTTTGATGATGAAACAGAAATAAAATGTTCAGAAAATCATTCATTTGGTAGTGAAAAAATAAAAGCATCTAATATTAAAGTAGATGACTTTTTGCAAGGGAAGAGGGTTGTATATAATGAAATAGTGGAGGAAGGAATATATCTTTATGATTTATTGGATGTTGGAGAAGATAATTTATATTATTCAAACAGTATAATATCACATAACTGTGAGTTTCTGGGTTCAGTTGATACTTTGATTGCACCAAGCAAACTCAGATCACTCGTCTATGAGCATCCTAAGACCCGTAATGCTGGTTTAGATGTTTATGTGGATGCGAATGAGGAATGTGATTACGTCATCACTGTAGACGTTGCTAGAGGGGTAGGGATTGATTATTCGGCATTTGTAGTTGTTGATATTACACAGTTTCCTCATAAAGTTGTTGCAAAATACCGAAACAACGAAATTAAACCGATGATGTTTCCAAATATCATTTATGAGGTAGCAAAAAATTATAATAATGCATTTATATTATGTGAAGTTAATGATGTCGGAGATCAGGTTGCAAGTATTCTTCAGTATGATTTGGAGTATAGTAATTTGTTGATGTGCTCTATGAGAGGAAGAGCAGGTCAAATTGTAGGACAGGGATTTTCTGGAAAGAAAACTCAACTTGGAGTAAAAATGTCCAAGACTGTTAAAAAAATCGGGTGCTTAAATCTCAAAACTATGATTGAAGAGGATAAGTTGAACTTTAATGATTATGAGATTATGAGTGAACTTACCACATTTATTCAAAAACACAATTCGTTTGAGGCAGAAGAAGGATGTAACGACGATCTAGCAATGTGTCTGGTCATATATGCCTGGTTAGTAGCACAAGATTATTTTAAAGAACTCACAGATCAAGATGTAAGAAAAAGACTTTATGAGGAGCAAAAAAATCAAATAGAACAGGATATGGCTCCATTTGGTTTTGTTTCTGATGGACTAGATGAAACAAGTTTCACTGATGTTGATGGTGATCGTTGGTTTACTGATGAGTATGGTGATCGGTCTTTTATGTGGAATTATATGTAAATAAAAGATTTGATAAATATTTCTTAGATAAACTGAGAATTTACGGAGAAAAAAATGGCGACTCCTCAATTATCTCCAGGCGTACTCGTCAGAGAGGTTGATTTAACGGTAGGAAGAGCTGATAATGTACTTGATAATATTGGTGCAATTGCAGGACCCTTTCCAATTGGACCAGTAGATTATCCAATTGATATTTCAACAGAACAAGATTTAATCAACGTATTTGGAAAACCACTCTCAACAGATTCCCAGTACGAATATTGGATGAGTGCTTCCTCATACCTTTCTTACGGTGGTGTTCTTAAGGTTGTAAGAACCGATGGATCAACTTTGAATAATGCAAATGCCGGAGTTTCAATTGCCTCTACTACAACATTAAAAATTGAAAATTATGATGATTATACAAATAATCATTCAGACGGAAATAATTTCACTTATGCAGCAAAGAATCCAGGAACCTGGGCAAATAATTTAAAAGTTTGTTTTATTGATAATTTAGCAGATCAGACAATTGGTATTGCCACAACCAACCCCTCAAATGCTGGAGCAACTATTGGTTTTGGTGTTACGACTGCACTCACAAATATTGCTCTTGCTGGATCAGGAACAACATCACTCTTTAATGGTTATTTGAAGGGTATCATTACTGGTGTTACGACTGATGCTACGGGTGGAAACAGTACGATTGATGTAAGAATTGTTTCTAGAGTTTCATCTGGTAATACAGAAACTTTAATTGATTATGCAGAAAGTTCTTCTACTGCATCATATTCTACTTCAAGTTCTCTTCGTTTCGTTAATAATTCTGGAATCAATACCGGAACATCAGCATCTTCTCCGATTACTCCTTCTACAGTTGTTGATTGGTACGGACAACAAACTCTTGGTCTCACAAATTCCACAATTTACTGGAAATCAATTGCACCAAAACCAGTTACAAATCAATATTCACTTGATAGAGCTGGTAAAAACGATGCTCTCAACATTGCAGTTGTTGATGACCGAGGAACAATCACAGGAAATTCGGGAACAATTATTGAAAAATTCGTAGGTCTTTCCAAGGCATTTGATTCAATTTCTGCGGTAAATTCTCCTCAAAAGATTTGGTACGAACAGTTTCTTGCCGATTTCTCTTCTCAAGTGTATGCAGGAAGCAATCCTTCCAGTGCTGTTGATTCATATCACGGAACTGCTCCAAGAGCAGTAGGGTTCAGTACATCATTTACTCCATACACAACCTCACAAGGTCTCTGGGGACAGAATGCACAGGGAATTACCTTCTCTTCAATTGGAAATGTATCATACACTCTTGCAGGGGGTGTTGATTATTCTGCTAATGGAGGAATGCAGGCATCTCTTGGAGATTTAATTGATTCATATCAACTCTTTAGTAATAAAGATGAGATTCAAGTGGATTATCTCATCATGGGTCCAGGTCTTACAAACGAAGTTGATTCACAGGCAAAGGCAAATTATTTGATTTCTCTTGCAGGTTCAAGAGGAGATGCTGTTGCTTGTATCGGTCCACACAGAGCAAACTTGGTGGGACAAACAAATACTACGACTCAAACAACAAATCTGATTCAATACTTCAGTTCACTTCAATCATCTTCTTATGCAATCTTTGATAGTGGATACAAGTATACCTATGATAGGTTCAACAATCAGTTCCGTTACATTCCTTGTAATGCTGATATTGCCGGTCTAATGACTCGCACAAATATTGTTGCATATCCTTGGTTCTCTCCTGCAGGTCAGCAAAGAGGAATTTTAAATAATGTAGTTAAACTTGCATATAATCCAAATAAGGCACAAAGAGACCAACTTTACCCACAAAGAATCAATTCAATTATAACTCAACCTGGAGTTGGAACTCTTCTTTTTGGAGACAAGACTGCTCTTGGATATGCATCTGCATTTGATAGAATTAACGTTCGTCGTTTGTTCCTTACAATTGAGCAAACACTACAAAGAGCTG